TTTATTTTATTTTAATTATTTAATATAACCTACCCTCTTCATCTTTTTTTTCCCCCCCCCCCCCCCCCCCCTTCCCATCACCACCCCCCCCAAAAGGGGTTTTTCTTTTTTTTTTTTTTTTTTTTTTTTTTTATATTATTATAACCCCACAACACAATGTCCACTATTTAGGTCGTTGACTTCCGTGCTAGAGTGTGATATACTGTGTAGGGACGGAGGGAGGGTGTCAAGGCTTTGACGCTTTTATTATGACTTCCACTCTATACTTCTAATTCAGTTAAGTTTGCTAGGGTGTTATCTAAATAAGTCACTGAGTTCTGATACGCTGAGTAGTTCCGATAAGGTCCACAAAGGCGTGCATTAGAAACAGGTAATGGCAAATAGGATAACCTTTATGAGAGGAAGTCTTGGTTCCCGAGCTACCCTAGCAATTCAGTAAAAGAGAGATAGAATATGGCAACAAACAGAAAAAGAACAGGTGCAAAAAAGCATACGCATAAGTATCACAAGATTGATGGATTGTGGTTCTGCGCGTTACCTGATTGCACTCATTTCATGCCACGCAATATGCCACAAGAGGCTATGCTTGGTAAGCGTAGTATCTGTTGGAATTGTAATGGTGAAATGATTCTCGATGAAGATTTACTGAAAGAGGATAAGCCTAATTGTGCTATCTGTTCACCTAACGTAGCAGCAATAGGTGAATTTCTTTCCCAAAAGGGATTGTAATGTTAATTGTATTAACTTATAATCCTATTCACATTAAGCGTGAAGACTTAGAATCATTAGTTGTAGACCTTGAACAAGATGGACATAAGGTCTTAACTATTCCTCACTACAAATCAGATGAGAAACCTATTTATGCAGTGATAGACCAACATATAACAAACAGGTTCTATTACTAATAAGTATAGACTCAATAATGTTGACTTTCGCCTTTTGTTCGCTGTGTCATAATCACCAATATAAGTGTGGCTTTTTGCCGAATTGACACATTGTCCTATACCATCCCTAGGGGTGACAAATTGTGTCATACAATATAATGTGGTTTTGTCAACGGCATCATACTTGCAGTTAATCCCGATTAGGGAGTGTCAAGTGATTGACAATAATATTAGAGAGTTACTAGAGTTAGGGCGGAAACTGGCCCGGACTACGCCAGATAAAACGACCAAAATATTAGTAACTCAAATAGTAAAGGAACTAGAAAAATTAGTTCCTACTGTTAACTAAGGAAATTTCAATGATTACAACTGTAGTGCCAATGAAATGTGCAGATTGTTTAGTAGCAGATACCCTGATACCATTCGCAGGTGATTCTAGCACTAAACTACTGTGTTCATTCTGCTATGCTCAGAATCTCAAGGGAAAGATAGCAGAATGTGAATGCTGCCCTAATAAGGTAGCTGAGAGAAGTATCAAGGTTTTTGGTGGTAATATGAGAATGTGTGTCTCATGCCACGCGAAAGAACTGATAGCACAAACTGAACTACAAAAGCCTGAGAATCAACAGGCTAGAGTAGACGCAATGAATCTAGCATTAGAAAAAGCGAAAGCTATTGATAATGCTGTTCAGGTTCGCACCGACCTATTCAATGCTGAAACGGTTTCAATCATTGAACTTAAGCAGATAATCGACAACAATCCATCCATAATCAATAAAAATTTCTCATTAGCTGAAACGTTAATGGGCAGATTTGAACATCACAAATCTATAGTATTTGAGGCGAATGAAACTATCGTTAATGCCACAAATACTATGAAGGCCATTCAAGTATACCTGAATCAATTAGCTAATAAGTTAAGAGCAGAAGAAAGGGAAAAGCTCAAGATTCAGGATTTGAACTATAAGCCAAAAGAAGTTAAGCCTGTTAAGCCACGCGCTATTAAAACAGCAAAGGCGAAACTTGATAAGGTGGAACTTCGTAAGTATGCTGCCGAATTGGGAGTGTCAGAGTTTACACTTCAGATGATTGTAGTATCGAAAGGTATTACAGTTGAAAAGGCAGCGGATATACTCAGAAAGAATCTGAAAGAGAGTATATCTGAGTCATTACCCCCTGTTCCTACTCCTGACAATGAAGATACTGTCGATATGTCAGAAGTAATTGAGGAAATAGAATAGAGTGGATAAAGGAGAATTACAATGAAAACTATTTTTCTGAAACTAGAAGTGAATGGAATCGTTGATGGAGGATACTTAGACAAATTGGAAAACACACCCGATAACTGCCTTAAAGTCATCTATATGGATAGAAATATAAAGTTTTATCCCATAGCTAGTATTAACAAAATCCAAACTGAAATAAGAGAATATCCAAGGTAACGGATAGTATGACACTAGAAAGATTGGCAACTATTTGTTTTGTTTGTGGCGCTATATTTGGTGCCATAATCACTTTCACTATTTCTTATATGAGGTAACAGTAATGCAATTACTAGGTTGGATTAACCCATTACCACACTGGATTCAAGTAGCAATATTTGAAGGTAAGTTAACTGTTCATTATACTCATTCCAAAGGATATGAGTATGAATATTTGAAGGGAACTGTAAAGAATCCACAGGGAACAATTATTGAGTTTCAATGAGGTAACTAATGAGAAAAATGATAACGGAAGCTGAAATTCAGAAATTAATTGAAAACGTCCAAAATGTCAAACTTGATTCGTTAATCAAGACTGCTAACATTCTCCGGCCTCAAAGTAATTTACTTCCAGAAATTGAAGTAAATTTTCTGAAAGCTGTAGAGAACGAAATAAAAAGGAGAAATAAATGAAACCCACATCTTTTAAGCATGTATGTATTACATGCAAAACTTACGAAGTCAATCCGATGATATCTTCTATAGAAGGGGGCAGTGGTAAATCCTTCTGCTCAAGAATTTGTCAGGATTTGTGGCTTCGCTACGATGAAACTCTATTCTTGTCAATGAAAGCATTGCAGCGAATTGCACTAAAGAAACTGTCTGAACTAGTCAATAGGAATGAGGTGAACTAATGATTACCGTAGCAATTAAACTAACAAAGGAAGATATCCGAAAGGGTTATGTTTGTGACTCTAGAGGAATTTCAAGAGTCAGAAAATATAAGACTCTTAAATCAGCACTAGGTTATGCGCATAGATTACTTAGAGCTGGATACTTGACTTGGATTGAATAAACTAATCAGAAAGAATGGAGTGAACTAATGACTGAGAAACAAGCTAAACCTGAGTGTCAATGCGAGTATTGTATCAGATGTAAGTGTGGGCATAAAGCAGACGAACATCTTGCAGGTGTAGGTCATTGCTTTCTGTGTAATTGCCCTAAACATTCTGATAAATCATGGCAAGAAAAAGAGAAGAATAATGGATAGAATAAAAGCTACTACTCTTTGTAGAGAACAGTTAGATAAATTTGGATTGAAAAATTGGGGAGTAGGCACAACTACAGACCCAAAACATTCATTCCTTGGAATATGCATGAGTAAGGATAAGAAGATTATCCTCAATGCATTCCACATTGATATTCATCCTGATAGTGAAGTAATTGATACTATCATGCATGATGTGGCCCACGCGATTGTTGGGACTATCAATGGTCATAATGAAGTATGGCAAGCTAAGGCAAAGGAATTAGGAGCCTCAACGCTACCATGTTCACACCTTGATTTACCTGCACACGTAATAGATGCTATCCGCTCTGGTCAAATAGTAGAAATGACCATTGAAGAGGAGACGCATGTTTTACGTAGACCTAAGTATACCGTAACACGGTTACAGGATAAATGCCCTGAGTGTGGCAAGATTGCAAAGGAACTATTCGCGTTTGAGCATGTTGACAAAGGCGGTAATACTGTCAAACTCATTACGCTTGAGTGCTTCCATATCCTCAAAAAAGTAACACCGAAAGGAACACCATTCGAGACTATGGTTTCTAATGACTGGAAACCAGAAGTCAAGAACTGTAAACATAATTATCCCGACAGGGAAACTAGTAAGAGGATTAAGCATCCTGTCAATAAGTGCCTTAAATGTCAAGAATACAAATTGTATCCTTTTCAGATAATAGGCGCAAGGGCTGCGGAAGTAGGATTAAGCCAACAGAAGGGTTTCGGTATATTCGATGATATGGGACTAGGTAAGACTGTTCAAGGTCTTGCTATTCCCAAGTTTCATCTTGAGTATACTCCTTTCCTAGTTGTAACCAAATCAGCCATCACATATCAGTGGTTTAAGCAAATCATTAGATGGTTAGGGCCTGATTATCTTCCAATGATTATCAGGACTAGTAAGGATTGGATTATGCCCGGATTAAAGGCATATATCATTCCTTATGACTTGCTACGTAGATTCCCACGCGAAAAACTCTTCAAACTTGGTATCAAGCTGATACTCTTAGATGAATGTCAGCAGATTAAGAATCCTGATTCCTCGCGCACTCAAGAGGTTAGAAAACTAGTAAGTAATGACCCACTTACTAAGGTTCTACCATTAAGTGGAACACCTTGGAAGAATCGCGGAGATGAATTCTTTCCTGTCCTGAATATGATGGACCCTGTTAAGTTCTATTCCCATCAGCACTATCTTGATACGCATGTGGAGTATTACTACCACGGCAACAAGAAAAAGATGGGGGGAATTAGGAATCCAGTGAAATTTAGAGAGTTTGTCTCAGGACTTCTTATACGTAGAGAGTATAATGAAGTAATGGACGAATTCCCTGATATCAATCGTATGAAGTTGAACGTTCAATTAGATGAACTTCAACAATCATCATACGATGAAGCTACATCTGACTTTGTGAAGTGGTATAACGAGTTTGTTATATCAGGCACAGAGGAACAAATCAATAGTATGGAGATTCTAGCTAAGCTGGCTAGAATGCGCCATATCACTGGTTTAGCTAAAATCCCTGCAACACTTGGCTTTGTTGAAGAGTTTGTTGCTGACACAGAAAAGAAACTGGTTATTTTCGTTCATCATAAGGACGTAGGCCAGTTAATGTTCCGTGCATTAACGAATACTGATAAAGCTACTAATCCTGAGTGGTATGAATTAGCTGCATCACTCAAGGAAGAAAACATCAAGGTATTCCAGTATACTTCATCACATACTGGTAAACCTGAAGGATTTGAGATTCAAGAGAATTTCAATAAAACCCCGCGATGTATCATGGTAGCATCTACCCTCGCATGTGGTGAGGGATTAGACCTTCAAACATGTGCTGATACCATTATGCATGAGAGACAGTGGAATCCTCAGAATGAGGACCAAGCTGCACCAGGAAGATTTAGACGCATTGGTCAAGAGAGTAGTGTTATAAACATTACAGTTCCAGAAGCTGAGGGAACTGTTGATGAACATCTTGATGGTATTGTTGAAGAAAAGCGTATGCAATACCACGTCGTAATGAATAAAGGTGAAGCCCCTAAGTGGAACGAGAATGATATAGCTAAAGAATTAGCTATACTCATTGTTGCTAAGCATAGGGAGCGAATGAAGAAAATGGAAGCACTAACTGGTAAAGAAAAACCTAAAACCAATATCACCGGAATGGCTGCTTTTCAATGATTAGACTAGATTTTCAATAGGAGTCAATTATGTTCACTACACAGGAATTAACAAGGATTAAAGAGCTATTGAATATGCTCCGAATCAAGTGTAAGACTGATGCTCTCTATAATCCAACAGTCATGATGATTAAGAGAGTAGAAGAAGAAATCATTATCAGTAAGGAAAAAGAAGTATGAAACAGATTATCATGCGTATTCAGAAGTGGGGATTAAGTGGTGAATCCAAGGTTGCACATATCAATCTTCAAGAACTAGATTCTATACTTACACCTGAGGAGATTTTTCAGATGGAACTACATCTGAATGAGACGATGCCAAGACTTAGGTTTCACATTGAAATGAGGGAAGATGACTAAATTTTCTCTAAGAGAAGCAATTCTCACAGCCGTTAATACTCGTAATGGTATTAATGGTGTGGATTTGGTTCTCGATTGTATGGGACTTGTTAGTCCTTGGTTTGATAACAAAGATTACATCTTCCAATTGGCTGAACTAGTATCGTCAGGTGAAATAGTTGAACTTGAGTTTATACTCCCTCAAATGGATTATAGACTAAAGTCTATCTATTTCCCAAAAGGAACTAAACTATATGTTAACGACAATGACAAAACAGAACAGCGCGATACTTCACAAAATTCTCGTATATGAAAAACACGATTCCATTCAGCTTAAATGTATCGGCACTGGATGGATAATTTATCGCGATGATGGTAAAGTATCTGCTCCTCAATTGTTCTATGATGATGGAACCGAAATACCATCAGGAGAATATTTCCTTGTTAATACAGAAGAGAATCACTTAGTTGTGGTTCCAAAGCAGAAACAGTAACTTCTGATAGAGGATAGACTATGCGAACTAAAACAAAGACTGAATATGTTCAACACACACGAACTACTCTTACTGGAAAAGATATCTTGAGACTGTTGAAAGGAAGTCACAGAGTCAAGATAAACAAGGAAACAAAAGTTTTATTCACCATTCCTACTGGTGGGGATTACTCTGGTATGACATTAGATTTGTGTGAGCTTGATGCTCCTGCTATTGTTGTTACCAGTAAATCATACGACTTATGCCATGTAAAGAAGGAAAAGAAATGACTGACGAACAAACAATCAGTGAGACTAATATCAACGAAGTTGTTGATATAACATTAGGCGGAAAGAAGAATGTGATTTTGGATGGAACCATTCTCACATCTCTTATGTCCTGTCCATGTCTTTCTGATTATCGGTTCAATCACAACTTCATGTCAATTCATGGTAAATCTAACTCTCTAGAGTGTGGCTCTATTGCCCACAAGGTATTAGAAGTTTACCATAAGAACATAATTGCAGGATTCAATCGTCCTCTTGCAATTCAAAACGGTATGGCAGCCGGTGAAATGTATATTCGTGGCTGTCAATACTGTTCAGATTTCAAGCCATCTACAGAGTTTCCTAAACCACCATGTGGACACCAAAGAGATGAATATCCTGGTGTAAGAAATACACCTGTTGAATCCACTACTACTCCCTCACGCACAGGTTGGAAGTGGGTATTGGAGACAATGGAACAATACTTCAATCATTACAAGAATGACCATTGGGTGCCTCTCGAAGTAGAGGTAACTAAAGGGGAAATCTTGTATGAAGATGATGAGATTCGTATCATGTGGAAGGCAAAGTTTGACCTTACTGCTGATACGAATCAAGGTATCTTTCCAATAGATACCAAGACAATGAAACAGCGCAGGGATACAGTATCAATGAACAATCAGTTCATTGGTCAATGTATCTTGATGAAAACCCGTAAGGTATTCATTAACAAGATTGGATGGCAAACTTCTCTCAAACCAGAGGAGAAGTTTATTAGGCCACCTGTTAATTATTCTGCCCCGCGCCTCATTGAATGGCAATCTGAGATTCTGCCATACTATGCTAAACTCCTTCTCATGTATGCAGAAACAGAGCACTTTCCACGTAACTTTACACACTGCGAAGGAAAGTATGGTAACTGTGCTTTCCTTGGAGTATGTGAAGCTGACCCATCCATGAGAGAAGAAGAATTGAAGCTCAACTTTATAGTTGGGCCATCTTGGGACATTACTAACGACGAGGACTAATTATGTCAATTGGCAGAAAGAAAGTTCCTACGCTTCTTGGAGATGGTAAATGGGAGACTTTTTCTTCTATCAAGCACTATAGAAGAAAGAGGGATAAAAAGAACAAGTCTCAGAAGAATGCTAGGAAAAGAAATAGAAATGGATAAACAAGAGTTTCTCCAACTAGTAGACAGATTGAATGGCATTATTGACCAAGCCAAATTCATTCGGAATATTTTAGTTCACAACGAACATGCAGAAACACAGCATGTAAGACGATATATTGTGGAACTAAAGGATATGGTCAACAATATACCAAAATGAATGAGACATTAAGCAAGAAGTTTCAAATCCAAGCACAGTTCGGCAAGACTTGGATAATTATTAAATCAGAACAATACTATAAGGATGCACTAGATTATATCCGGAAATCATCTGGAGCTAGATATCCTTATCGCATTGTTCGAGTAGTCAAAACTGTGATGTTTGAGGAAAAGAAATGATAAGGAGATTCTTTCGATTCTTGTATCGATGGATTCGCTACTATAGACACGATGAACATATTCGTGTGAAGAAGGAGTGGATTAAGTATGACTGTTTGTAAGAACTGCATGAATAAATTAGCACATCCTGAATCCAATTTCTGTAGTCAGGAATGTTGTGACGAGTGGTTACTCAACCAGAAAATGAGAACCCTATCTTGGTTCTTAGAAAGGCTTCAGGTAAATAATGCCAACAATGGAATCACTTGATAATAGTAGCCTCTTTACAATGTTGAAGGGCGAACCCGGAACTCGCAAGTCTACTTGTGCTCTGTCATATCCTAAGCCTCAATATTGGATATCGACAGACCACAAAATGGAAGCACTTACTCTTCCAATGAAAAGATGGGGAATTAAACCATCTGACATTACTTTCGACGACTATAAAGATTGGTCTAAGCCAGAAGCTAAACTAGACCAGTTTAAGGTTCAATGCCCCTACAAAACAATCATTGTTGATAGTATAACGAGCTTTGCGGATAACATCAATCGTGAAACTCGTGCTGTTAAAGCACAATCAGGTGGTGGAAAGAAAATCGGTAATATCTCAGTAGATGGACTTGAGGAATACAACGCTGAGTCGGCAGCATTTCAAACTCTCATAGCCGCACTCAAGGACATTCATAAGTATCACAAGGTTCATGTCATTCTAATTGCTCATGTAGTTGGGCAACGTAAAGATGACACAACCAATAAACTCACACATCATTCACGCGTAATCATTACGGGTGGAGACAAGATTGCTGGTAAGATTTCCTGCTATATGACGGAAGTTTATCATTTCAATGTGGATACTGGATTCAATGCGGATGACCAGAGTGATAGTAAGTTCGCCTTATTCACCCAATTCACGGGGAATGATTACGCTAGAACTTCACTTCCACTGGAACGCAAGATTGTATTCCACGATGAACCCCTTTACGATAGATGGATTGCACCTGCTCAGAAAAGACTGAGAGAGATGCCATCAACTATCGTATCTATTCCTGATAAACCATCAGGAATAATCACCCCTGCTAGTGCATCATCAGCAGGTTTCACTGCAACCAAGTAACAATTAGGAGTAAACATGCCTGTAATTGAGTTTTCTCAGCGAGATATACTAAGGGGTAAAGTTGTCGACCCCGCGTGGTATAGGGTCAGAGTTGAGAATGTGGGGGAAGTTCCTACCAAAACGGAAAAGGGACCATCCACGAACTATCCTGTAGAGGGAACTATCCTTTTCAATGCTGACAATGGGGACAAGATTTTCGAGGGAGTTCCTCTCGATTGGCTTTTCAATAGCAAGGCCATTGGTTTTGCTGTTGGTTTCCTAGCAGCATTCGGTGTTGAAGTCAAACCCGGAATGAGGTTTGATTTGAAAGCTGCTTCAGGCAAAGAGTTGGATATCTTTGTTGAAAATGGAGAGTATCAGGGGCGCATCAACAACAGAGTAAACCACAAATATCGGGAAGCAAAGCCACTTCCTACTGCGGTTTAACTAGTTCTGAATTACAGAGGAATAGTCCTCAAACAAGGAGTCACTAATGGACTTGCAGGAAGAGAACGAGAAGGAAGATGTAACTGACATGGACGCCGAATCCAAGTCAGCAGAGACTCTTGAAGGTGCTGATATCGACGAGGACGCTGATGAAGTTGTCCCCGAAGAATCAGACGAATAACTAGTAATACCAACATTCGCTGAATGGCTTGGAAAAATACTCCCTCACGTAACACACTGATACTTAAATGCCAGTGGGTGTGTTAATTGACTGACCTATATAGACAGTCATATTAGTGGGAATGGGGGCCATAAGAACTATTCAGTGATAGGGGGCTATACAGACCGAGTAAACCTCAACTTGTATAGCCCCTGATTTACTTCAATTGTTTTGGTAGGAGATAACAATGATGGGACTTTTCGATAAACTCAGCGGTAGGGACAAAGAACTAATCACTGAGCACATTAAGCAGGAGGAAAAGCGTGTTCAGGGTAAAATCATCAAGGTATCAGAAGATGGATGGGGCTTTATATCTTCAAAGGATATCAAGTTCACACGCATCTTTTTCCATTGGACTAGTCTACGACAGGATACACTTCGTTTCCTTGAATTGAAGCAGGGAATGAAAGTGGAGTTTACCCCTATCGAAGTTCAGGATAGGGGGTGGCGGGCGATTAAGATAAAGGTTCTCAATGATGAGAATCCCAAGACTTAGATTCAACTCGCATATTAAGTTGAATAAGTTCCTTTGCTGGCATAAGTGGAGGAATTATATGTATAACATAGCAACTCACAGTTATGCAGATAATCCTCCACTTATAACTATTTCGTTTGAAGTATGCCATAAGTGTTCAAAAAGTAGACTAATTTTCATTTTTGGAAATGAAATGGACCAAAAATAATGAATAGACGTGCTTTTCTGAAGAGTATAGCAGTAGGTTTAACTGGTCTCGCGCTTGATACTAGGATAGACCAAATACTAACAGAAACGGCATCTCTTAAAGATGCTGATTTTATTACCTACGTTACTATCACAATGAATTTGTGGGTCACTAATCCTGCGCATTCAGTAGTGATAACTAATATTGCAGACCCTACGGTTACTGAGATACTACCCCTTGGGCACAATTGTAAGTATCACTATTTCTGTTCTAACTGCAATATCACATTACACCTAGATTACAAGTTGCAATTCGGATTTTGTTTGTGGTGTGGCTCTAAATCATTGCAGTTAAAACAGAATGACATTCAGGGAACGATATCTCAAGTCTAAATTATGGCATGAAAAAGTAATGGTGATGGAAATTTATCACCTTGCTATGAATGCTCACGAAAAGACTTGGACAGTATCAAGCACTGCTGCATACTTCTCCGTTAGTATAGGACTAGTTTCTGAGAACTTAAAACTAGCTAATTCTTTTCATACCAATCCAGCACTCATGCAATCTCCTAACAGACAAGAAGCGTTAAAGAGGTTGAACGGTAATGGAACCCCCAGACATAACACTACCAACAATGACGGATAATCAAACTTGGAATACCTGTCCTAGCTGTGGTGTAAATTGGAAGGACGAAAAGGCTACTCCGGGTTTACTTCATAGAACTAGACTCTGTGAGAAGTGTTTCCGAAAGAAAAGGAAAAGACAACATGCCAAGTATTGAAACGTTTGAGACTATTCGTATTGCAATTGAATTTCTTAAAAATTCTGGCTTGAAGAAAGTTGAGGGAAAAGGTTGGACTGTCTATTTTGTAGGTAAAATAATTAGAGTGGATATTGAAAATGAGTAAGATTTGGACCCCACAACCAATTGAAGTTTATCGTAGTTGGGTAGACGCTATTACTAGTGAAGCATCCGATAAACTTAACAATTGGGAAACCAACTTCGTTAATGATATGGATGAAAGACTGTCTTTACTTCGTCAGTTAACTGAAGGACAAGCTGATAAGCTGGAATCAATCTACGCGAAATATACATCATGACTATTAAGAAACCTATTGCTTGTCTTGCTAATAAGATTACTGATGGTCTAGACCATTTACGTTACAACGTATGTCCTGATGCAAGAGAAATCAATGGTGGACAACGTAGAGTAGTAGCGCGTAATGGTCAGGTCTACTATGTAATTACTGATGCAGACCAATTACTCGGATTAGAGATAAGTGATTACATTATTGCTCCCGGATTTGGGCAGCATAAAGACTGTGGTTATATTACTCAACAGGCGCGAGAAAGAATGAGATGATTACTACTAAATATAAATGTTCAATGTGTGGTGGCACTTTTGACCTAGTAAGAGATGAAACATGGTCAGAAGAAAAAGCCATTGCAGAATACAAAAAAATGTTTCCTAATTCAAAATGGGAAGACAGACGTGTTGTTTGTGATGATTGTTGGGAACAAATAAAGCCGTCTAAACCAGTATATGAGTGAAAGAGTATACGTCCCCGGTCATGGTCCGATGGGTGCCAAACTCTTTATATTAGGAGAGGCTCCCGCGTATCATGAAACTTTAGAGGGCAAACCATTTGTTGGCCCATCTGGTAAAGAACTCACTAGACTATTACAAGATAGTGGGATTCACCGTCAGAATTGCTGGCTGTCAAACGTATGTAAGTATGAGGTTCCTCCAAATTTACCCAGCCAAAAGATTCCTTTTGCAGTAAGGGCTAAGAATGCAGGAATCAATATTGAGGAACAACTCATTGAACTACAACAAGAAATTACTGCAATACAACCTAACTGTATCTTGGCTCTCGGCGGGACAGCATTGTGGGCGCTATCAGGTAAAACTAAGATTTCCCAATTCCGTGGTTCTATCATGCACGGAATGGGACGAAAGTTTGTTTCTACATACCATCCGGCCCATCTACTCCACACGGCTACAGGGGGAGAAATAAAGGGATACTGGAATCGACAGGTAATGATATTTGATTTCAAGCGTGCTAAAGCACAAGCAGAATTCCCTGAAGTTAATCTTCCTCATCGCACACTTCAAATTTGCCATTCTTCATACGACCTCGCGGAGTTTAGAAAAAGATATAAAGGTAAACTTCGTCTAGCAGTTGATATTGAAGCTGATGGCACTTGTATTCCTGTATGTATCGGACTCGCGTTCAATAAGTCTCATGGTATGACAGTTCCTCTCTGGAATATGGGGGGAATATCAACCATTCCTTCAGCAGACCTAGTTCAGATTTGGACCATACTTGCAGAGATATTGTATGAATGTGAAATCGTCGGGCAGAACTTCAATTACGATAGAGATAAAATTAAGCGACTTGGATTCATTATTAAGAAACTTGTCAGTGATACAATGCTCAAGGCCCACGCAATTAACCCTGAGCTTCCGAAAAACCTCGCATTCCTCACTTCAATATACACTGAAGAGCCGTTCTATAAAGATGAGGGGATGTATGAAGGAAATATCAATGACCTTTTCATAGGATGTGCTAGAGATGCATGTGTCACTTTTGAAGTAGACGAAGCTATGGACCCTGACCTAGATGAACTAGGTATGCGTCCTTTCTTTGAAAATTTCCTCATGCAACTTCCTGCTCTCTATTACGATATAGAACGGCAAGGGTTCAGACAAGATACAGTCAAGCGTGATGAACTATTAAAAAAATACATTGAATGGGATGAGAAGTGTCGATATGAACTTTTCCATCTCACTGGAACAGAAATCAATGTAGCATCTCCTAAGCAGATAGCATTACTATTATGGGAGAACTTAAAACTACCTCGCAAGAATACAACTGGTGAAGAGGATTTAACTGCACTACTTAATTCTCCTAATGCTTGTCGTAAACCTGAACATAGGAGGATACTTGAACTCATTCTTGAGGATAGAAGAGTTCGTAGAACTATCGCGAATAATATCATGGTTCTACCTGATTTTGATGGTAGGATTAGAACTACTTACTTTCCTTGTCTTGAAACTGGTAGAACTTCTACTGGTCAGCAGGAACCTCCTATTAGACCATTCATTGAAGTTGTTGGTGAGGACGGTAAGAAGAAAAAGAAAGCATTAGGCACACCATTTCAAATCATGACTAAGCATGGTGATATTGGTGCAGAAGTTAGAGAGCAATACATCGTCGATGAACCTGATGAAGAATCTGGTCCTGAAGGCTATATCTTTGTCCAGGCTGATAGTTCTCAGGCTGAGGCAAGAGTAATCTTTAGACTCGCGAATGATGAGGAGGCACTATATGACATCGACACTAGAGATTATCATGCGTGGACGGCCAGTTGGTTCTTTGGTGGAACTGAAACTGATTATTCAAAAAAGATTCTGGGATACGAGCACCCTACTAGATTTGTTGGTAAAACTCTTCGGCACGCCGGTCATCTTGGTGCCGGTAAACGACGTGCAGCAGTTACAGTTAATACTGACGCCAGAAAATATAAAATCCCTATCGCTATTACTGAGGCGATTGCAGAACGAGCCTTAATGATTTTCCACGCACGTCAACCTAAGATTCGTGCAGTTTTTCAAGGAGAAGTAATTGAATGTCTCAAGCGTAATCGTCAACTCATTGCACCATTACCTTACGGTGTCGATGCGCCAATTGGGGGTAAGAGAACATTCTTTGAACGTTGGGATGAAGAACTCTTTAGACAAGGTTTTTCTTACTTGCCACAAAGAGCAGTGTCTGATAGCACAAAAGCTGCTGCGTTACGTATTAAGGAGAAAATCCCTGTTATCCGAATAGTATTGGAATCTCATGACTCCCTACTATTTTGTATACCAGTAAAAAGATTAGATGAGTGGACACCAATCATTAAGACAGAATTTGAAAGACCTATTGATTTCTGGTGTTGCTCCCTTCCTCGTCCTCCATTAGTTATACCGTGTGAAATTGAGACTGGTTATAACTATAAGGACTTGTCTAAGTTTAAGGATTTGCCCATCATTACTCCACCCATTGAAATACCAAATATGCCACCTAAGAGCATAACTGAACAATTCCTCGCGCAAGAACCATTACCACCCGACTCAAAACTAACTGATATTATCTACAGGACTCAAGAGGAGAGACTATATGGCAGGAATGGATGACATGCAAGCTGAGGCCATAATCGATATGGCGAAAGAACAACTGAAATTTTTATACACTGATGAAACAGAATTACTGATGGCAATGGTAATAGTGGTAGCTACGTTAGACTACCTTACCGAACCCTTCATCTACAAGGAAATAGCACCAGGAGTAGCAATGAGATTACCTAATCCATTTCCTATTCACGGTAAGGAATTTCCTGAACTATTAAAGATAGTTGCTGGTATTATGGATGCAAGAAATAATTTGAGTTAAAATAAACCGGAGTCTCAATCTCCTACGAGTTGGAACTAATGGCTAAGTGGCATTTTCGACTCACACTTCAATATAGGAAAGATATTGATAAGGGTTGGTCTGTTGATGGCTATGATGAACTCATAACTACCAACTTAATTCAGTTACTTTCACAATTACTCATACTAATCACTAGTGTTCAGCGCAAAATCCATGAAGATGAAATGTTGGAATTGAGGATGCAGAATGACGACATTCCATTCTAAATATCCATTTCTTAAGGATTTACAGGAACCCCCGTATAGTGATAATCCATCAATGCCTGTAAATGATAAGCCACATGAAGTTTACTGCCAAATCTGTCAATACCGAATTATAATTGAAGGTCTAGCAGAAGCTAAATGTGGGAATTGCAGGAATTATCTGATAAGTGTTGTTAAAAGTATTATTCCTTAAGTCCATGAACAAAGAACAGATTCTTCAGAGAGCTCATTATAGGAATAAAAAATGAGCTGGCTCGTAGATTTTGTAAAACAACATGATGAATTAGAAACTCCTGCCTCATTTTATTATTGGGCAGCTATTTCAGCAATTTCAGCATGTGTCAAGGATAATATATGGCTGCCACGTCATATATACAAACTTTATCCCAACATTTATACCATGTTACATGCAGAGTCAGGTCTTAAAAAAGGCCCAGCAGTTAATGCTGCAAAGCAATTAGTTAAAGCAGTCAATAATACTAGAATTATAACTGGTAGGGGTTCTATTCAGGGAATTCTAAAGGAGCTAGCACAAACTCAAACTCAACCAGGTGGAAAAGTTCCAATGAAGTCTGTTGCTTTTATTTGTTCTTCTGAATTATCATCATCAATAGTTGAAGACAAAGTAGCAACTAAGATTCTAACTGACCTGTATGACCGTAACTATAATGAAGGTGAATGGCGTTCGCTACTTAAGATGGAAACTTTCACTCTCAAAGACCCAACCATTACAATGTTAACCGCAACTAATGAAGCAATGAGTGAAGATTTTTTCACCAAATCTGCAATTCAAGGTGGATATTTCGCGCGCACTTTTATCGTCTACGAGAAAATAAGAAATAGAACAAATTCACTTTTAGTTCCATTAGAACAAGAAATTGATTACAAAAGTAGCGCAGAATACCTAAAAGAAATAGCTAAACTTATTGGTCCTTTTGCGGCATTAGGTTCTAGAGAACAATCAGAAGTATATAAATATTCTGTAAAAAATTCTACTTCTGGGCAAACACATTATTTTACTCAAGCAGGTATAATTTACGAGGAATGGTATACTAATTTTATGGATGCAGTAGATACTAATGAAATAAAAGATGCAACTGGCACACTTAATCGATTTGGTGATAGTGTGTTAAAGATAGCAATGATACTATCTCTTGCGCAAACTCCTGAACTAGTTATTAGTGCAGAAGCAATGGACGATGCAATTAAATCCTGCACTAAACTACTTGGTAGTATGCAAGAAACCACAATGGGTAAGCATGGTATATCCTCTGCTGCCCTATTAAAATCTCTTATTATTAAGGAACTGTTAGCAAGAGAAACTCATCAAGTTACTAGGACTATTCTTATGAAGAAGATGTGGATGCATTTTTCTTCATCAGAAGAATTTGATGAGATAATGCAAGCATTCGATGCTACGGGCATGATTACTACAGCTTCTGTTGGCAATCAAATTCTTTATACCATGCCTAATGAGCAAGCAATGGAACTACAAAGATTCTTTATGGAGAAGAAAAGATGAAAACAATAATTCCAGTTACAGCAATTTGGCTGCGAGGCAAAGGCGAGAATAGAATTGAAGTTTTGGCTGAGATAGAGGGTAAATGGTATTCAGTAATAGAAGAACGTGTCGATACCCAATCAGGGGCGGTAATTCCAATTAGTCATATTGCCGAGGGAAATGGGAGGAAACATTGGAAATGCTTAGATTTGAACAAGGCCGTTTGAATCATTGGGGGGATATTGAAAGGTGTCCGTATGCTTTTCATGACCCTGAATGGAGTGAATGGAGTAGGAAGGATGATAAACGTTTACTACTGATAGCATTGGAACGCTATCTAATTATTTTTGATTACTTACAAAAGACCCATCAATACCTCAAAGAACATGACACCTATGTTGTATGAGACTACTAATCAGGCTACTGTATGAGAATAATTAGTAATCGCTTCCATCTTGAAGGGGAAGAAATAATCAAAACTAGTAATGGAGACCCTATTCCCCATGATGAACCATTATTGATTCTTCGCGCAAGGGATAGACTAGCAATTCCAATACTGAAAATCTATCAGCAATTAGCTATTGTTGATGGATGTAATGATTGGTTTATGGGAGAACTAGCAAAGACACTCAAACAGTTTGAGGATTTTGCGAAGTTACATCCTGAAAGAATGAAACAACCTGGTGTTACTAGAGGAAAATGACAGATATCAATAACAAAGTTGATTACGTAAAGAGTCAAGGTCAAACAAGAGACCACACTTGTCATTGGCCTGGATGTAATACTCAAGTTCCCCCTGCAATGTGGGGTTGTAGAACTCATTGGTTTATGTTGCCTAAATATCTACGCAACAAGATTTGGATGACTTATCAAATAGGTCAAGAAGTAGATATGACTCCATCAGATAAATACATGGAAGTAGTATTGGAGGTTCAAAGATGGATAAAAGAGAACTACAGAAACCGAGTCTAAAAGAAAGAATCAATAACTGGATTGGTATGTTCCTATATCGACGCATGGGAGTTAAGGCCGGTCCATTTATGTTTCATTCTCGTGGTCAATGGTGGTTTGTGGACCACATAGGTAATGTCTATATCCTAGATTACAATGGTGATGGGGCATATAGGCATTCGCCAATTACTATTACTCTTTACCACGCGATATGACTAAGAAAGAACTATTAGAACAACTAGTTTCTGCTCATGACATGGATGAGATTTATGTCATGGTCAGTATTGAAAAACTCCCTGCGCGTGAGAGAGAGAATAGACTAGATATGGATTTCACTGAGCAGCATTCTAAGATGCATATTACACTGGTCACACATGACCAATTTCACAGCACACTACACATACCAAGAATAGTGATATAGAATGCCTGTAATAGAACCTCCAAAAAATGAACCAGAGGAACTACCAGAAATTTCTCCTATCGAACAGGGTGAAATTCCATACTCAGAATACATTAGAATCAAAAAATTCCTTGATTGTCCTAACTGGATGTGTCCTGCTTGTCAGACTACTAACTTTGGTAGAAATAAAAACTGTGCTTATTGTTTTGGTCGTAAGCGAACTATTACCCCGCGGCCTGTAGTCTATAAGGAAAAATAAATGAGTATAAAAGTAAATGATGGTTTAACTCGCTCTTCAAGAACTAGAGCTAAACGCAGAGCAAAAGGAATATGCCCTGATTGTGGGGGAACTGATAGGATACTAATTTCTCGTTGCTTTAACTGTAGAATAAAAAGAAATGCGAAGCGCAAAGTTTTACCGGGATATCACAAGAAACAATGGGAAATGATAGGGGGTTTATATGAGCACTGAGAAGGAACGTGAACAGAGAAAAGAAGAAAAGCGTGTAAATGAACGTCTAGGTCTTCATGGTGAAGCCCATGACATTCCATACGGTGAAGCACAACGTGGAGAACAAGGAAGAGTAAGACATGGGAGTCAGACATTTTATGCCCTCCTTCAAGAGATGGCCGAAATACATGACAAAAAAAGTCATGATTATGCTTCTAATTCTGACCCATCAGGAAACTATCATTTTGCAGGTCAAATGGCTATCCTGTTTAGCCATAGTCCACAAGATGCTGGTTTCATTGGCAGATTCTCTGAGAAGCTACATCGAATCAAAAATCTGGAAAGTTCAGGTAAAGTCGGAGTTACTGAAGCAATTGAAGATACAGAGCGGGATATCGCAACAATCATCGCCCTGTGGATTGCAGACCGAAGAGACAGAAGAAGAAAGAAGTTAGAAGCTATTCAGAAGGTCCAAGACAAAATGAAGGCTGGGGAATGGTCTAGTGCTCAGTATATACCTGCTAAGGAAGAAGAAGTTAGAAAGGACTATAATCTGACTACTGAGCAACAGGACAAAGTATTCGATGAATTATTTCCACTACTTCACAAGCTCAATAATCTACACTTGATGCAGACTATTGACTATATGAGTCGTCTACTCTCAGATAGAAGAGTAGAAGGAGAAAAAGCTACCGACCGAGGGTAATATCTACCTCTTCCGGTAGTATCATTGGCGCGTTAAAGTCTTGCCCTGTATAGTGCTGTGTTCCCATACCAGCACTAGTCAATGGAGCAAGTAATGGTATCAATTCTGGCTGTTCCTTTGCTATCTCCATCAAGTCTCGGGATAGCATTGGAATAGCTAGTTGTAATGCCCTATCAAATACTCCAAATGGTCTACTTTCCCTCGCAAATGCTGCATCATAGAAATACTTAAGACTAGGATGCAGTTTATTAGCAAGGAAATCTTGAGTTACAGAACCTCTAGTTGCAGCTCCATATCCCTCACCTAATGGATATGAACTACCAGTAGTAGATGAAGTAAATTCATTAGTAGTTAATCTACTAGCTAATACAAGGAACTGCTGAAATCCCCCAGCGGGGTCTAATCTTGTATCACCAAATTTCATCTTACCAAAATCTGCACTGGTTGGATTTAGAGTTACTTCTGCACCTGCTAACTTTCCAAGACTAGCAAGTGTAGTCCATGCACCAGCAGTTCTTATTGCAGCTTTCAAGTATTCTTTTCTTACTTGAGGAACAGCCATAGTATAGTTAATAGGATTAAGCATCTGCATACGAGATGCCATTAGCTTAGGAGCGAATAATGCCTCAGATAGTCCAGAGGCATACTTCTCCAAGTTTAGTTCTGTAGAGGGAGTTCCAGTAAATGGAATCTTAGTCTTTAAGGGGCCGCGACCAGTAAAGGTATTTACAGCATCTCCTAATTCTCGTAATGCGACCATGTTATTTTTATCAGGCATGGCCTCATAGAAATTTCTAAAGGCATTCAATCGCAAGTCATTGATGTATGCTGCATATGAACGATTAGAAGCAGCTACAACTTTACCCCATACAGGAATTCTCTCAGCAAGTTTAGAACGTATAGATTCCTCCCTCGCAGATAAAGAACCTAAATCAGTTAAAGATACTCCTGCTTGTTCAGCAATAGATGGCATCTCTTTTAATACGGGAGCACCATTCTTTATCAATTGAGTGCCATCAGCCTTCATTACAGGTATTGTTTTACGAAACATTAGTGGGTCAGCTTCTAGTAATGCTTTATGAGCATTATAAAAATTAGTTGAACCATAAGCTCTAATAGATGGCCCCCATGCTTTAACCCAATTCTTAGTTCCAATTAGAGGTAAGCCCTGACGTAATCCAGCAGATGTAACAAATGGCAAATCTACTGCCATTAGTCCTCTACTTAAATTCCATGCTTCTCTAATTGCGCCAGCTTCTTCAGGAGTCTTATCTTTAATTCTCCTGATAATAGGTTCAGCATTCTTAGATATGGGTTTGGTTTCCAGAATTGGAGCTTCCGCAGCTTTTGGACCAAGCCTAAATCTAAACTTACCCTGTTCATTAAGGCCATCAAACACATAGCCTTTAGAAGTTAATTCTGCAATCTGTTCTTTTGAAGGAGCTTCTTTTAGTGTAATTTTAGTTCCAGTAGTAGGACCGGCTTGTGCAGTTCCAGTCATACCAGTTTGTCCTTTAGGATTAAACATAGGACTAACTGATGGTCCAGGAGCAGCCATTTCAGCAGCTTCTGATACAACAGGAGAAACAGTAGGAACAGGTTTAGGAGCAAGACTTACAGGTAGAGTAGGAACATCATCTACCTTACCAAGTATTCTACTAGCAAGACTACCTAAACCTTTACGAACAGGTCTAAGAGCAGGTAATGCAGTAGTAGCAATACCAAGTGGTGAAGTCTGTTCTGTTGCTAGATTGCCAACCCCCTCCAACATCCCCTGTCCCATTCCCTTTAGAGTAGCCATTGGTTCACTAAAGATATTTTTAGCAATATCAGGAATAGCACGAACAGCATCAAATATTCCCCCTTCAGTTGGTTGTTCTAATCCTGCAACTGAACGTGCAAATCTTGATGGGGCATCAGTTAAAGGTGTGACAGCAGCATTCCATGCCTTACCTAATCCACTCATTAGAGAGGGTTGTTCTGGAGTAACTACAGGTTTATTGACAGGAGATATAACTGTTGACGGAGATTCAGTTACATCTTCCCAATCACCTACATCTTCCCATACACCCTGTTGAGGCATGATTACTTACCAGCAGGAGTGGGTTTCCATGTTTTTCCACCATCTGTGGACATTACTCTTCTAGTTGCACCAGTTGCAGTATTTCTCTGAGTTTTATATATAGGTTCAGCAGGTGCATTACGTGTCATTGCGCCCCCATATATTGCTGCATTGATTTTCTCGTATTGTTCCGTAGTAGGTCCAGTATGCCCCCACATTCTACTTTCACCGGGAGGGGTAATAGTAAAGTCATTACTACCAGGACTCCCAAGTTTAATGAATTGCTTTAGTTCAGGGTCAGTATTCAATAGTTCTCTCGCTGCATTGAATTGACGAACTCTAGTTTGTGTGGGAAGTTCATCCTTACCAGTTCCAGCACCAGATGGTGTCCTTCTAGTAGAACGAGCCTCTTCCCCCCGAGCTTCTATTTCAGTTAATTCCTGTTCATGACCTTCTTCCTGTGTAGTTCTACGTTCTGCACCTGTAGCAGAAATTCTTTTCAATGCTTGTTCCTGACCAAGTGCCAATTTATCTGCATCAGAAAGATTACCAGTTGGAATACCAGTATCAGCAATCTTACCAGTAGTTGGGTCAGCAACTTTAACAGTTGGGCCAGAGAAGTCAAACTTCATGTTTGGATTCTTAGCCCTATATTCATAGACATCAGCACGTTGCTGTGCTATTTGAGTTCTCTTGGAATCATTGGCTTCTTTAGCCTGTTGAGCCTGTTCTCTCAATTCAGCAGCAATAGTCTGATATGCCAATGTTCGTTCATTGACATTAGATTGACGTTCAAGAGTAGCTGCCTGTTGTGCAGGTCCAGTTTTAGCCTTCCAATCTTCCATTTCCCTATTGAAATTACCATACATTGACATATCAAACATTTCAGGTCCACCAACAGTGCCTGCTACAATAGATGCAATCTTACGAAGCATACCCGGCTTATTTCTAACTGGAGCTTCATCAATCATTCTATTAAACCTATCAGTTGCCTGTGTTTCAGGTGTATACATCTTAGTCATTCGCGAAGCAATATCACTCATGCCATCACCCATTGGAGCAGGGGAAACTGGCCCCCTATCCATATTAGGTGATTGCATTTCCATTCCATCACCGAATATGCCCTCAAATGGTGATGGCTTTCTAGCACCAAATGGGTCATCTGGTATAGGCATTCTTCCAGTAATACCACCTTGTGAGGGTAAATCATTTCCAACCATACCACCTTCAGGTAGGCCGAATATGTTTTTAAGTCTTAGTGCTTCAAGAAAATTAGGCATGTGTTCTCTCCGCGACTCTCTCAGACAAAGCCTTGTTCATAGCAAGTGAAGTTCCGATTGCATCAATGAAGGAGATAGATTTACCATCACCCCTTCCAAATACTCTCTTGAAATCTTCAGCCATAGGTCCAATATGGCTTTCCATATCTCCTTTATAGTTCCACTCATAAATTGGAAGTTCCTTAAATTTCTTCATAATACCCTTAGTAGATATGGGTTTGATATTTTCTTTCAGTTCTCTTGAAGATGCCATTGCTACATATGGTGCAGCGGCTCCTGCTACGTTAATTGCAGTCTGCCACCACGGCTTACTACCTGTATCAATGGGATTAAGTAGTCTCATTTGCTGGTCAGTCAGATTCGCACCAAATTGACTACGCAGTTGGTCCATAGTGAGTCTTTGCTGATATGCATTCTGGACCTGATTACCAAACGTAGCTGTTGCGCCTGGGGAGGTTCCATAAAGTCCACGCTGAGCATCAATACCTCTAAGATTTAATTCTTGAGCAGCAAGTTGTCTAGCTTCTTTAGCTGACATGCCTTGTTCTGTAAGTTCTTGTGCTCTTAAATTAGCTGCCTGATTTGATTGTTGTGCAGTCATTCTGAAACCACCTTCAGTTCCACCAATACCAGTCAAACCACCAAGACCGGCAAGTTTACCCTGTCGAATGGCATCAGCAAGACCAGCATTTACATTAGTAGTTGCATCTGAGAGTTGTTGTGGAAGTTCACGCTGCATTTGAGCCGCAGCAGCAGTATAGTTTGGAGAATATCCTCCTTGTAATGAACGTTGCCTATCAATACCCTGCATTGCATTTGAATAGGCAGACCTTATGGGAGATATACCCCTCGCACGCAATTCTTGGATATCTTGCCCAGAGTATCCACCAGTATTTGCAAAGTCCGTATAACCACTTATGGCACGACCCATTGTTTCAGGGTCACGCTCATAACTAACTTGGTCAGCCTTGAATTGAGTAGGAACTCGTGCATTGATGGCATTTATTGTAGGAGCAAGAGATTGCTCCCTCCAATCACGATAACCTCCCATAATATTGCTATAATCCTGCATCTGCTGACCAGCAACATTACGATAGTTATTCATGAATTCTTGGCTAATAGGCGTGTATTCAGCTTCTAATGGTGTAGGACCAGCAGCATGAGTTTCTTTTTGCCGCTGTAAATCACCATAAAGCTGTTGACGCTGTTCATTAGCCTTTTTTTCGTCGCCTTTTGCCATACATCACCTATAAAGAAAGAACAAGTGCTTCTCCCTTTGTTGGTTGAAAACCATAATCATGTAAATGTCTAATCCAGTTCTCATCATTGATTATGAATGCATGTAATTGGTCATAACCATATCTTTGGCAAATATACTGAGAAACATCTAACATTCTCAGTAGTGCTTCACGTCTTTCTGCAATAGAGAAATTACCAGATTTATTAGTAATCAGAACAGATTCAGCAAGAGTTCTTACACCACTTGCTGTTATTATTTCACCATTTTCTTCAACTAGAAACGCACATATAAAGCCATTTACAAAATCAGGGAAAGCAAAATCATTCTTGAAGAATTCCTCGTGAATCCTTTTGAGTCTAGGAATATCTCCTGGTTCTACTGCTCTAAGATTCATAATATTTAAGCAACCCCAATTTCTCCTTCTCCTTGAATTGATAATGAGGTAGCAGCACCTGCACCACCAACTAAAAAATCAGCAGCGTCAAGTCTCATAAGTCCGAACCAATCAACAAAGCTATTGGCAGCAACAGAAAGTCCAATACCAATAACCTCAGTTCCAGCAGCATTAGCACCAGTAGCACCAAGCCACAATGAAAAAGTAACCGCGCTGGCAGTCTTATTGACAATTCTAATATGCCTCAAAACAATATAGTTAGCACTTGAACCCGCTCCAACTCCACCAGTTGCAGTAGGTGGATTCAAGATATTAGTTGTCAATGTAGATGACATTGCAACTGGACCAAATCTGAAAACTTTGTTTGCTGCCATGTTAACTCCTACTTATTACTTCCTCAACTGTTTCTTCAATTTCATTCATCGTATAGTTTTTATTCGGGTCAAGCCCCGCTTTAATTAAAGCCTCTCTAATTCTCGTTGTAGTTTGAGAATCAGAAACTTGCTTTTTAAGAAGAGCAATTTGGATATCTTTGAAGAGATTAGATTCTATTTTCACTTAATAGCTCCGGGGAAAACAGGGTCAATTAGAAATTTAGATGGGTCAAGTTCAATAACTTTCTCATAATCCTCAACAGTATTCTCTTTTAATTTTTCTGTAGTTTTCCCATCTAATATTTCTACTCTATCAGATAATCCATTTACTGCATTAACTAATGCTGCGAGAATAACCTGTGGATTTAACGAATAAGAACCATTTTTACGATTAATATCTACTGCATCTGGAAGCCACTTGAGAACTTCCTGAGCACTAAATCCTGTATAAAGGCGAGCAGTATCAAGTTTAGATTCTTTTGTCCAGTTGAATCTAATTGGTCGTAATTCTCTAATTTCAGCTAATCCACTAATATATGGAGTAATATTCTCTTTAAGTCGTTCATCAGATACCGAACTAATATTCCCATTTGCATCGAATGTTGCAACACCAACACCAAACGCCCCAAATCGAACACCACCAGCAGCTATCCAAAGAGCGTAGTTAGCTGTTGCTCCAATTGTAGGAGCTGCTACAATTAAAAGTGACGATGCGGACCCCGTAACAGTTCCAGCAGTCTTTATAGGTGCTGAAACTTGCAAGGAGATTGCGTCAGTAGTAGCAGCACTCCCATCCGTAATGCTTAAACCAGCAAGGAATCCTATAATCGACGCATGTGTCCCGCTAGCAGCTTCAGTCACAGTTGACGCAAACTCTAATACACGTGGAGAACTATTTACCTCAGCATTCAAATTGGTTGCTACTAATATGACACGACCAGCACCATCCCCTGCTGTAGGAGTAAAAGAACCAAATGTGATTATTTGAGCTCCAGCATATCCGTTAGGAAATGTTCCATCATCACCAATAAGATGTGGCCCAACTCCTCGTGTAAGTAGTTGGTCATTAATAATTAGGTCTCCTAAAACAGTTAATGTATCAGTAGCTTTAATATAAGTAAGACCAGCATCCCCCCCAAATACCCCTCCATCATTAAATTGAACTTGAGTATTAGCACCTGCTGGTAAATTAGGACTTGGAAGTATACCTAATAATCCTTCCTCTCCTTCTTCTCCATCAAATCCAGGTGGTCCTATTTGTCCTGGTAATCCTATTTGACCAGTTACTCCGGGGGCACCTATATCACCATCTTCACCATCTGAAGGAAATATTAGTGGTCCTACTGGTCCTATTAAACCTTGTATTCCTTGTGAACCTGGAATAATTATACCTTCATCATCTCCCCTATCATTATCAAGTAATAGTTGCTGAATAGTTTGATTTATTGCAGTGCTACCACCACTAGTCCCACCTGAAATAGCTTCCTGAAGTAAACCAATTGACTTCCTAAGAAAATCAATCAGTTGATTTATTACTTGATATAGTGGTTGGTCCTTCTGTTGCAAACCAGACTTAAGTAGTGAAACCTTAAGCCTATCAAGTTCTGGAAATTGGGTTTCAGGTGTAAATGGCATTTCCTACCAGTTAACCAGGAAATTCTGACTCAACAGGTTTTGAGAAAATAATAATTTTACTAATCCGAAAGGTTTCATCGATAAGAGTAGTCTTAATTTCTAGTCTAGCTCGTTGTGACTTAAAGTTAGCTAATCTAGTAGGTTCTCTCTGAGTTGTAGCAGCCATTGTGAATGGAACTAATGTCTGTGTATCAATATCATCTAGGGAAAGTAATTTCATTTGCAATGAGCCCGCACCAGTGACACGCATTCTAACTGCATTATAGTGATTGATTGCTCCTACTGCTGAACCTCTACTTATTTTAGCCATTTATTCTACCTTAGATGTAACCAGTTTTAACTGTAGGGTCAGGAATTGGTAAATCAACACTAGTCTGACCTGTCTGTCGGTCATATACAGTATCATCAGTTTTGCCCGGCACTAAGGTATAGATACCAGACATATCTTTGATAATCAATAATGCAGGAGAACCGGAAAGAACTAATCCCCCTTCACCTAGTATAGTTACATCAGAAGGAATAGGTGGGGGTGGTAGTATGAATGGAGGAGGACAGGGATACAATGGGTCGGTGCAATCCCAACCAATTTCCGCTAGTCCACATACTCCATTTACTCCCCAACCACCATTACCGGCATCATTAGAACAAGCGGGAATAATAAATACATTATAAACTTCTAAATTAGTATTGAGAGATACCCCAATTATAATTTGGTCAATTCCACCACCTGTAATTCCAGTGGTTGAATTAGCTCCTGATGGAGAAGTGCTATTGTTAGTAAGATGCGAGGGGTCACGAAAAAATGCTGTGCCTGAAACAGATTGAATCATAGCCCACATGGGCCTGCGCGCGCGCAAATTCACAGAAATAGTTCTTGCTCCAGCTCCATTACCTGTATATTGCCCAATAAATACTGCTCCAGCACCACTTCCATCATTAGAACGCCATGCAGCAAATCCAAGATTACCTTGAACTTCATCATGTAATGCAACACGAGATGTAATATTTCCTGCCGCAAAAGTAGCTACGTTTGCATTTTCAGTTTGACCCAATTCATTTCCACCATTAGCAGCATTCCCAGGCCCTTTCCAAAATAGCCCATCTCCCGATAATGCATTTTCATCATTCTCAAGAAAGAAATAAGCTCCTTCAGGAGTAAAAGTAGAATTAAATAATGTATTAACAGCACTCGCTACAGCCGTTGCATGTTTGAATGCCCCATTTAGTAAGAAACGAGACATTACATCAGAAAATGCTACATATTGATAAATAACTCCTATTGTATTAGAACCTGCATTAGTTCCTGCTAGTCTAAAAACTGTAGTTCCATCATCCAATATTTTGGCTTGGACCATATTGGCTGGTTGAATTTCAAATGTGCTTAATTCGACATGAGACCCTAATAATGAAGTCCACCACCATGCTTGGTTGCCAGTAGTAGTATTACGAATCCAAAGCCAATGAAAACCTGGTAATTCAACTACTATATCCTGCCCTGTTCCATTACCTGTATATACACCGGCTTTAACACCAACAGTATTTAATGGAGGAGGTGCTGCTCTTCCAAAAAATGATGCAAGATATGGCCCATTATGAATTCCAAGAGCATCTGTCAATCCAGGGGCATCTATTGAACCTATTTCATCTTCTGGCCCCCATGAACCCATAAACTGTGCAACTACTTGCATTTCTCTCATTTCAGTTAAATTTGCATCAGTTGATTTTAATCTAATAATTTTAAGGGGTTCTATATTAATTGGGTCTATAGCTCCTGCTGCGGAATTAGCTAATGTGCTATATCCCTGATATTCATTGTCCTCAGTAAAAACAATAGTAACATCAGCAGCTGCACCTATTTTATAGCCTATTCTTCCGGTAGCGGCACCACCAGTATTATCACTAGCAATACCCACAAGAAAACAAAGAGCACCAAATTGACGAATAACATTTAGAGTCCCATTTAATTGGTCCCCATCCAATTCAGTATCTAATTCCATTCGCGCATCGGAAGTGGAACTAGTTACTTCCTCAGTAGCTCTAATAACAGGATTCTGCATTAAGATTCTAAAATCACCAACCCAATTAACTGAGTGCCCCGAACCATATGCAGTGGGTCGAATTAATTGACAATGAGAGCCGTATATCCAATCTTTTCGAGTTAAGTTTGGAATATTATCTACATCAGAAGGATGCTCAGCATTATGCCAATCACATATATCCAATTCCATATTATTACCCGCTTGTGGTCCTAAGCGAGTCTGAGTATGGGTAGGAACAACACTTAAACTATTATGTATTTCTCCACTTGTATCAACAATTAAAGCACCACCTAAATATAATTTAATACTAGCCGTGACTGGTTCTGGCAAAGCTCCAGGGCCAAGAGTAAGAACCATTAAAACATCTAATCGTTTCCAAATATTTACGGCTAATACTACTACACTAGTAGCTCGTAATGTAGGAGTCCCTACTTGGTCAATAGTATATACTTCAATTTGTCTTGATGCATTTAGATTTAGTCTAACTCCACTATTTGCAGTGCTTGTATTAACTTTCCAAAATTGAACTGAAGTAGATGGAGTATTTCTGGGTCTTATATATATTCGTTCCCAAGATTTATAGCCATTAACAGGAACTCCATATTTATCAATATTATTAATTATAGGACCAGTATTTGCACGAAATGCCCATCCAAAACCATCAGGAGTTCGAGAGGCATCTCTACAAAAAACCTCTGCTGTTCCCCTATCTCCTTCAGGTGATTCAGATAATTCTAATGCTTCACCTCCTCGCAACATAGAAGGAGCTGAAATTCTTCTACGTGCCATTATTGGTTGAAATACGGGTGAAGGGGGTAAATCTGGACTATCTTCAGCATTTCCCCCAGCAGATAGAAATGTGCAGGACCAGATATAAGTTACATCTCGTCCTGCTCCCCAAATAGGAACAGAAGGATGAGCAGGAACTACAAACCAATCTTGATTATAGTCATATACAACAGATAAAGGAGGCCACCAATAGGGGTCACCATTAGTATTATTAGATGGATAAACTACAGTTCCCTGAACTGGAATTGGGGGTTCCCATGCACCAGTTCCTATAGTTCTTCCAACAACGCGCGGAGGATAAGGAAAATTAATCCATCTGTCAGCAGCGTCAACATTCCATCCTATAGATGTTTCAAGAATATCGAAATTATCCCGCATGTAGGCAGGACGGCGCTTAGTTCCATATCCATCAGGATTTGAAGGATTAAAAAGAGTCCGAAGCGCAGCTGTATCATCAGGGTCACGTGAATAGAAATGATAATCCAAATAAACTACAGGATTACCTGCTGGAGGTTCCATGGGCCAATTTCCCATTCTTATTCCTGACTAAGCAGATTCGCATGTAATACGTGGAGTAATCCTGATAATACTACCAGCAATAGGTATAAATGGAACTACACCTGATGAGAATCTTTCTGCTAGTAAAAGTGTTCCATCTGAATTCTTAGTAATAAAATATCCGTAAATAGTTCCGGGGGCATTGATTGGTCCTGTAAAAATCCATTCTTGAGTAGTATTGTATAGAGCAATAGTAGGAGCCCCACCAGTAATAGTCCAATTAGCAAAAGTAATAGGTTTATTCACATACCCCCCACCTGCTATCTCAGTAAAATTAGCAGCAACAGAAGTTCCAGATGGAGTAGCATTATTCCCATACAGTTTAATTGTATGAGCAGGAGTTAATCTATCAGTTAAGATAGCGACTTCAATCACATTTGGGATTATAAGAGTCATATCTGGTCAGCCCCAATGATGAAATCGTCAATCTCCCAAATAGCAATTGTGTTTACCAAGAACTCAAAAGACCACGGACCCCAACGTATGTTCTTTGGGTCAAACCCATTTGCATAGTTACCATGCATAATAGTTCTATCAGTTTTAATGTAATAGATTATTTGTTTAATAGGGTCATCTAATACTTGGATTTTTCTCCAATCATTCCTATCCATACTGAACCAATTATCTTGTTCTTTCCAAGTTAGTTCTGGGAATGCATATCTACCATTAAAAAGACACATTCCCTTATAAGTAGCAATAATTAAGAAGTCAGATATGGTGGAACCAGAATCAAGGTGTGTTGCTATACCATGAACTCCAGTTCCCATTGCATCATCAACAGGACTATAGGGCCAACTAGATGGAACATCTCCATTATCTACCCAAGCCGCTGTTTTACTTCTCTTGAATCCATACAGAACATCTCTAAGTTCTGCTGCATTAGTCATTGGATTACCATCAGGAGGCATGATAAGTAATCCACTTACTTGGTTAATAGCCTCGGGTTCACCTACTGCTGAAACACGAACAATTGAAGGGTCAGTATTCTGACCATAAAGACACAAGTGGTTATGATACAAACAAAGTCCAACTCCTGCTGCTATTTCAGTGAAATTGGAGAGTAGATGGCTTGCATCAAGTAGTAAGTCAGCATCAAAGAATGATTGATTAGCAAGAGTAGTAGTAACATTATCATTGATAGTCGCGCCCGGAATAAAAAATAATTGGTATCCCTTATTATCACCATTGAAGTCTTGAATTACTTTACTAGCAACAATATGTCGTTTAGTCCAGAATGAGCCAGTAAAAGTGGGAATAGTGCTAAAAGATACTGATAGTAAAGCAGAAGTAACAAAATTGTTAAGTGCTGTCGGCGGTGAAAGATATCCAGTATCAGTTTCACCAACAACTCCAAATACATGGCGCCCCGCATCAGTGAAACCAGCAGCCCCATTAGCAATAGTAATAGACCCCGCAGCAGTAGGTCCAGCAGCTTTTCTGGCAGCAGTTCCATCACCTTTATAAACATAAAGGAATTCCCCTACTAGGCCCTTTTCCTGATTAAGTCCATTTACTACTGCTGTTCCAAATGGAGTTATGTATGCTCTTCCTGCGTATGGAATAAAACCAAAATCTGTCATTCCTGTAATAGTTAGAACTGGTCCAAACATTGTAGTAGAATTTACTACATGATAAATTTCGCCAGCAGTTCCTGCCGTATTCAATGCAAGTATAAGTAATGTATTTCCAGTTAATGTAGGATAGTTATAGATTCTTAGAATCTTAGCTATTGGAGTAGCTACATTCTGATGTCTACCTACCCCATCTCTAGTTCCAAATTCTCTAGTTCCAAAGTATTGAACATTATTGCATTCAGTGAAATGGTCAGAAGGCGCATTTTCTACATCACCCCTTTGCCAGAGGCCATTAAACTTGTCAATAATAATTGGGGTATGGTCTCTCATTATTCTCCAATTATTAGCATAATCCGACCTACTTCCAAGTTGGTAGGAACTAAACCATCTAATCTCAATATGAACTTTATTTTCTCCCCATATTTATCAAGGTAATCCTGTAGCTCAAGCAAGTTGATATAAAGAATCTTAAATGCCATTTTTACCTCCTGCGTTTATAGGATGCGCAGCCCCCATGTAGTTAAAAATAGTTATGCAGACTTTCTACGCAGGTTGTCCGAATGCAAGTGCAGCCTGATTATCCACATAGTTCATCCATGTGTCAGATGCTGCACCTGTAAATCCCGTTGCGGGGGCAATTTCTGCTTCAGGGTTATTGAATTGATTCAAAAGAATCATGTTATCCCCACCCTGAACAGCAATGAATGTGTCATTGATAACAGTATGCCCTGCCGCGCCAGCAATCATGAACTTATTACGTTCAATAACTGCAAATGACAGAGACATCCTGATATCATGAAGATTCTGTTGAAATCTACTATCCTGAACTTGCCAAGAAAGAGGAATTGCAGCTCCAGTATTGAGTGAAAGTAATGCAGTTCCAGTTTGCCCCTGGAATCTACATCTATCCACTAATACCCCACCACTTCCACCATTGTCCTCAATACCATTCAATCCAGCAAGGAAATAGCAGTTAACAAATGATGCGTGTGAGGCATCAATAGTATCTACTGATGCTGAACGCGTAAGTCTAATTGCTGCTGCGTCAGAAGCACCAGCAAATTGAATGTTATGGAACTCTGCCCCCTGTGCACGAAGTTCACATAGTGGTGTAACAGCAACAGGTGATGTAGGTGCCAACCATGAAGCCCCTCCACCTGTAGGAACTCCACCTGATGTAGATTGACGTGGCCTATTGGCTGCACCTAAAAAGGTCAAGTCATATATATCGAGCGGAGCTTGAAATTGTTCTCTGAGAACTCCACCAATAACAATCAAATCTCTACTTCTGAGATTTGCCTTGATACTAGTGATGTCAGAGTAGGCATTACGTGGACCATTCCCCTGGGGAAAAATCCACCAAACGTTGTTGATTTTTCCTAATCTATTGCTAGAAATACCTAAATCTCTAGCATCCTGTCGAATTTCACGCCACAAACCTACTTGTGTCATCATATCCTCCAACTGAATAGTCAGCCAGTGCCCTCCTTATTGAAAAGCACCAAAGGACTAGATATAAGTGCGACGCTTATAACTTGAACGAAAAGGTCTCCTCCTAGTAACAGTAGCTTGTCTACCTTTAGTTCCAATGCCAGTAGAACGGTCAATTGCAAGTCCTGCATATACATTCAGTTCATCTGAACGCGACTTGTTTTCACCAATGAACCAAGCACATAATGCAGCATTGCGATATTCAAGAAAAGTAGCTCCATTTACTACATTGATTAGTGATAGTTCATTAGTTGGGGGAGTAAAGAGACTCCTAATGTATTCTATCTTAATATCATTATTAGCATTAGCAGGAAAGAATCGAATTTCATTTGCTTCCCACACATATATCTGAAATTGAGAAATTTCAATTCCAACCATACTCTGTGGAAGTCCATCAACCTTAGTCATGGGAACAAAAGGATTGATATCTCTAGTTCGTTCCCATAGTTTTTGTGGTTCAATCAAATCATCAGGTAATTTAGGGTCAGCAGCCGTTCCCGCAGCGTTAAATGCTATTTCAGTTGCTCCTGCATCTACCTGAATAACAGCAGAAAGTTGGTCAGTTGCAGGAATATTGTTTAGCTCGTAATATTCCTGCAACTCTTGTAGTGCAATCTTCAGATAAGGAATCTGGTCAGCATATGTATAGACAGACCTATTCTTGTCGTTAAGTAATGCCGCCGAAGCGTCCATTACTGTTCCCGCGGTAAGGTCTATCGATGACATACCTACCCCTTAGCTGATGTTACTGTTGATGGGGGAGTAATCGGTGTAGAAATAGGCATATTATGTGGAACACTCCCCCCACCTTGGGGAATGAATGTGAGATTCTTTGCCCCAGGATGATTCATATCCACATTATGGCAATGCATACAGACAGGGAACTTTGGATTCCGCAACTGTCCACATGCAAGACATCGGGCCATTTCCATTGCCTCGAAATTTTCCATCCAGTCAAGATTTTGCATTGCAAGTTCACTTGCTGCTAGTCTTGCATCCCCTGATACTACACGAGGATTTCCATTTGACATGGCCCATAATGAACTGGTAAGGTTTACCAATTCAATATACCATTGTCTCTGAATAGTGTTCAGTTTATCCAACACATGAAGAAAATTCTTCCTGATGCCTTGGACACTATGCTCACCCGCAACATACGCTAGTCCAGGAGAAGAAATATCCACAACATAAGCAAGTAGTCCATTGCAGAAATCCTTTACAACGGAATCTGCAATCTGAATTGAACCCACAGGAATTTCCAGTAGTGGTTGTTCTTCGTCAATTTCTCTCCACCATGACGAAGGACCAACTACTAGAAGTGCTGGATTCTCATATGAACCAGGCTTGATGTTGAAAACTCCCGGCTCAATAGTAACTTTCGTTTCAGTGATTTCTCGTGGATAAATTGAGATTATAGTCGCCTTATCCATAGGATTGACAGGTGCGCGAATAGTTCTTCGACGTATCTCTCTCAATCCGGGAAATCCACCAATTAGTGACATTTGATTCTCCTAATTCTTAACAAATGAATGGGGCACTATTATAGTCTCACCACCGCCTTGGTTTCGACTAAGGGTTGAGCCCATTAACCCTGTTTCATCGCCAAATAGTTCATCGACTATACCATCGATTTCTTTTTTCTTGTGAGCTATAATTTCTTCTGTGCATTTTCCAGCAGCAGGGTCTTTATAGCGAGCTAATGAAGGTCTATCTCTTGTTTCCCCACCTGTTAACATCATAGTAGATACAGCTTGTGCAGCCAATACCGAATCTATGATGAATTTACAGGCATCTAATCTTGGGGGAAGATAACCCTCTATTGTTTCGTTATCATCCCCAATTCTGAATACCCACAATGGTTCATAGGAGATTTGAGCCCCTGGGAGTTCATGCTGTTGGAACTCTGGAACCAGAACTAATCTCTCAAGAATATGTCTACCATGAATCCATTGTCGATACTTCGGAAGATGACGTGTTTCTGTCACAGTTCTCAGTAAAATTTGAGTTCCGGGAATGAAGTCATCAAATGTTCCATGACGATGTTCCATTTCATCGTCTGACCAGATAACTTTGAAAATAGGTAAGCCAGTGACGATATCAAGACCATAAAGGTCTTTCAACTGTGAGTTGATAACCTTTACGATGGATTCTGATTCGCGCACTGGCCTACCTCCTTATTGCACTAGTGATTACACTACAGCCTTAACCCACCACTTATTGCTTGATGGGTCATAGCACAGGTCAATGGGCCTGTTCTGAACGGGCTGATATGCAATCTGAATATTTCCAGTTGTCAAGAAAAGACCCGGTGCAGCATTTGTGAAGCACAGAGTAATTTCCTGATAACCACTAGTGAATGGAGTAATAGTCTCTAACTGAACTGTTCCTGTTACGAATGTAAGTTTCGTAGTAGGTGCAATAGTAGCAGCCGAAGCGATAGTTGGTGGCAGTGGCTGTTTATCTGTCTGAACCGTAGACAGTTGCTGGCTGAGAAGGTCACTCATCATATCCTCCTAGTATCCAGCCGGAACAGCCAAAGCATCGATGTATGCACAAGCCGCTGGATTATTTACAAAGGTCTGCATTCCACAGACCATGTAAAAAATATCGGCCGCGGTAACACCACCAGAAGCAGAACGAATTTCGAAAATCTGTCGCCCATCAGTCTTGTAGAAACCAATGGGAAGAATTTCACCTCTGCCCCACACTTCGTCAGTAACAAAATCAATACGAGTTTTGTCCCAGTTATAAGAAGGACGGTCTGGAGCACCTGCAAACTGCATCTTGTCGAAATACAGGTTGAGGTTTCCTTCCTTCTTACTCTGCATGGACTGATTCAGAAGAATCATTCCTTGCCCAATATCTTCATATGCCTGCTTCTGTGCAGGATGAAGCCATGCATTAGGTTTGAAATTGTTGTCAATTCCAACCCTGTTACCAATCTTGTTAATGGCAAGTCGCGGCAATGGAAGAGACAATGCCGCATTGTTACCATTCACACGATTAGCTCTGATTTCAGGAGTATTTGCGCGGTTAAATCCAAGCCAAGTTCCTGCTGATGCATTACTATGGTGATATGGCACACCAAACAACGCAGGCAGTGAGTTTGGAGAGGAAATACCATCAACTACAATTCTATCTGTAGCGACAGCACCGGCAATATTTGGGGTAACGTCGATAACCTTGTTTTCAACGTCCCACTGAGTGATTACTCCCTTACCACGAAGTGTGGTGAGAGTAGAATTGTATACCTGAACAGTCTGACCATAGCGCATAAGACGTGCACCGAAGCCATCACTGTTCAGAGTATAAGTGTCGAAGCCTGCACCAGCAACTACAGCACCGATAATGCCAAGAACTCCATTACCAGACTGCATCAACTGTGAGTCAAGCTGTCTACGTAGTTCGTCCAATGCAGTAGCAGTAAGTCTACGCACCGCATTGGTGATAGCCTTCCTGTCATTGTCAGTGGACCACTGAGTGAGCTTGGTGTATTCGATGTTCTCAGACACGAATACGGCAGTAAGAACTGCCTTATCCCAAGTAGGACCACCACCACGACCCAAGTCCCCACCATCAGGATTGAAATACTGGAAACTTCCACCGGGTCGAAGTTCAAGTGGAATTCGCATCTGTCTATTTGAGATAACTTCTACGTCACGCTTCTTGATGTTGGCGAAGAATTTATCATCACGTTCAAACAGAACGCGAATCTTGGGAATCACCTTTTCCAGCTCTAAAGCTGTTACGTTTGATTCCACTACGGCCATTTTCAGCTCCTTACTAATTCTATCCTACAGAATTAGTCAGAGTTAAGAAATTCGAGCGTAGACATACCAGTGGGTATATCTTTCGCAGATTTAATGTTGCCCACCTTTTTGGGAGTGGCGGGACGCTCTTTATTACGGGATTCGTGAGTAGGAGTTTCCTCCTGTTCCTCAGAATCATCTTTTACACGCTTACCCAAACCACGGAGAGCTTCATTTCTGGCCTTTTTAATGACTGAAGGCAACAGTGTCTTTGCTTTCGAAATGTAAGCCTTCCTGATTCTGTCGGTATCTTCCCTGTTGAAGTTAGACTCAAATGCTTTTTCCCAGAGTCTATCCATCAAGGACTTGAATCTAGTATCTCTTTCAATTAAGCCCGAAAGAGTTTCTAGAGCTTCTCTCGAAGCAGTTCGACGCACATAATCAGTCATTGACTTCTTAGGGTCGATGTTTGCTTCAATAGTAGACTTGAGAACATTACTTACTCGTGTATTTAAGTCATCACGAGTAGTATCGTAACGCTGTTTCGTGAAATCCTTCTCACGTTGGGAGATTTCATCCTCTTTACCTTTCTCTTGTTGACTTCTACCACGAGAAAGTTGCTGTGGAGGAGTGAAATCACTACTCCCAAACACAAACTGATTGAGTAAATGTGCAGCAGTTTGCAAGGCTTCATTGCTTGAAGTCTTTGCTTCCTGCACCATTGACATAATAGTATGCTTAATAACAGTTCCAAGCACATGATTATAAGCCTTCTCATCAACCTTTGCGAGAGTGGGCAGATACTCATCAACGATTCGATAAAATGCATCCTTGTTCTCAGTATGAACGGCTTTAAGCACATTCTCTGTGGAACCGGACATCAATTCACGTTCAAATTTGTCAAGAGTAGCTCCCTTTTCGACAGCTTTCTTGGCATCATCAATAGTTGGAAGCAATTCTGTATATTGCTGCTCTCTGTAGTATGCAGTCTCAAGGTAAGGAAAATCCTTGAACAAATTAGGGTATTTCTTCAATATTTCCCGTCTAGGAACAGGAGTTTTAAGCTCAAGTTGGTCCTCAGATGGACCTTCTAATTCTTTTTCGAGTTCTGCTAATTCATCTTCTTCTGTTTCAAGTTCTTCTTCCTCTTCTCCATCTTCTACTTTTTCTTTCTTTTCCTTGACAGGAATTTCAGGTTCTTCCTCTTCACCTTTTTCCTTACCCTTTCCTTTATCCTCAAGGTCAATGACTTCTTTTTCGTCATCTTCCCCAAGAAATTCTATCATTTCTTCCTTACCCATACCTCCTGATGGCTTTCCTCCTTGATTAGCAGGAATTCCACTTCCTCCACCAGAAGAATCAGCAGGAGCATAGAATAGGTTATTGAATAGTTTGAACATGATTTTCCTCTGTTATGGGTGCTTCCCTAGTTTCCAATTGTGTGGGCTTTGCTAAATTCTCAGCACCAGGAGAATTAGGAGCCATAGGTGGAGGCATTGATAACATTTTCTGAGCCTTAGCGTATAGAAGAACATTTCTATAGCCAGCCCCATTATCCATTTTAGCTTGTCTACCAGCTTCTGATAGTAACCATCCTCTACAAATTCTAAATCGAAGTGCAGGATTGTCAATATCAGGTTCAGGTTCTACAGATGGCATTTCTGTAGGTGGGGGAACTGGTAAACCTTGTGATATAGCCATTTGCTCCATCATTGGGTCTGGTGGAGCCATAATAGGTTCAGAAAGCATCAACTGTTTGATGATATCGTATGTATCCTCAACTTCATCTTCATCAGGAACAAAGAAATCTGTCAGACCAATTGCTGAACGAATAGCAGGAAGATTCTCTGGGGCACCAATGATATTGAGAATCTCCGGCTGTCCAGTTTGCAGCAAGGTCATGACGACATCTTTAATCTGATGCCATGTCATGGGAAGATTCTCATTGGCTTCAAGTTCTACCTTGCCAATTTTACCCTCCAACTCTGCTTTTCTGATAAGGACGTTAAAGAAATTACCATCCTTATTACGCTGAACATCTCTTTCATCATCCTTAACTTCTTGGATGAACATTGGAATAACCTTACCGAATATGGTTTTCCACCAAATAGTAAGCATCTTCCAAGTATTCTGTAGTCTCTGCAAGGATTGAGCACGAGACATACTGTATTCTGATGCAGTTCCACTACCTTCTAATTCACCACCGAAAATAGACGGCATTGCACCAACTACTAATTGACCTAGTGATTGAACTTGCTGTCCGAATGGTAATACTTCACCAGACAAAGTAGCAGTCTTTACTTCAAAGAATCCATCTCCTAGTGATTTACCAGATTTAGGTGTAGCCGGGAACATACCACCAGGAATAACTTCTGTCTGTTCAAATGCTTTCTGATTCAACACAGCAGGGTCAAAGAATGTTAACCCAACACCATGTTCAATAGTCTGCTGAGTCATACTTATCAAGTCATTTGTTATGTCTTGTATACTAGTAAGTAGTAAACCAAGAGGGTCATGATGCACAAAATCAGATAGTGGATTCTTCGTTATAGTCCAGCAATCATCTAATACCTCAGCTTTTGCATCAGCGAAACAATCCCCTACGTATGAAACCTTTACTCCTTTAGGGAATTTCTTTCGTAGTTCGTCCGCATCTTCGGCGGGTAAAAAGTTATATGCAGCAGGACGGAGCCATGCATGCTTTTCAGTGATAACATTTTCAGGATATTCTCCCTGATACTGCGGTGAAAGACGGCCCCATTGGTCATACTGGTCATATGACCCTTGATTACCCTTGCTTTCGATTGCTTTACGCAGTTCCTCATCGTCAAGATATTTATCCTTGTATTTTTCAATTGAGTTGACGTAATTAGTTTCAAAAGAGTAAATCAAGTAAGGGCATTCTTCCTGAGTTCTAGCATAATTAGGAATTTTAACGTATAGTCCTCCATATGCTTCCATGCACATACGAGTTTTAGCTTTTTTAGTCACACCTACTAATCTAGTAACAACGAAAGTTTCCTGCGAAACTTGTGGCATCATCATTTCACCACATGCAGGACAAGGTTCCCCTTCACCATACATATCTTCTGGTGAAAGTTCATAAGTTTCAGGTGCAGGTTCATCATATGGCATAAACTCATCCTCTTTATCTGCTGCGATTTGAGGATTAAGTTCTTTCTCCGATATTTTGAATCCACAAGCAGGGCAAGAAGTTACTTCACCATCAACTTCTGCCTCTTCATACTTCTTATCTTCATAAGTGCCATACTTTTCATCCTCTTTAGGATAAGAATAACACGCTATCATTCCCTCAGTGCAGTAAATGAATAGAGCATGAAGCCAAAGTAAAGGAACATCGTTATGACGAAATATCAGTTGAGCGATTTTGTCCCCCGCGCGTGCAGTTTGCAAATCTAGTGTATTCTCTGCATCATCCGGATAACACTTTATTGGAGGAACAGTAACAGATAATGCAGCAATAATAGATTCAAGATAAGCACGAAAGACGTTAATCGGCTTATCATAGTATGATTGGTCAGAATTATCTTCCGCCAACTGTTCGTCGAAAATTCTCCAATCATGTGCAACTTCAGAATACCAAACGCGCTGAAATCCTTCCCAATAGAGTTTAAGTCTACGCCATGTTCTAATCTGACGCTCACGGATAGACCTATCCTCGTGGTCACAAGTTTCGACAACTTGCTTAAGTAAATCTACGATATCAGGTGATAATCTTGTTCTCATTTAACTATAAAAGCATTCTAGGAGCCATTGGACTACTGAGCAATCGATTATATGTTCTCCAGAGTTGATTTTCTTCCATTGGCTGCTGACCTGGTTGCTGCATCATACCTCCCCCCATACCGGGAGGCATACCGGATGATGACATTGGAATGATATCAGGTCTTTGCCTACCAACAGGCATAGTAGATGATACTGGTTCCCCGCCACTAAAAGGCATTGGACCCATACCAAAAGGTTTTTCCCCTGATGGTCTTTGACCCCTCATTGGTTGACCCATCATAGGTCTACGTGGCATTACTTGAGGCCTATTCATTAATGGTTGACCCGTCATTGGTGAACGCTGCATACTATAACCAGCAGGACGCTTTCGCATCCCACCAGTTATACCAGTATTTCCACCAGTCTTTTGTTTCAACCAGTCTGGAAATCCCCCACCGGAAGGCCCAATATCAAACATGATGCTTTTTCCTCGTTTTCTCAGTAGGACTTGTATCTACACCCTGCTTCCTTTTGTTAGCAGTAGCATAAAATACCTTCTTAGCCTTCTCAGAACCATATTGCTTTTTCATGGAGGCCATTACTTCCTTCCCACCGCCTCCAAAATATTTATCTAGTGGCATTATTTCAAACGCCTAGAAGTAGGAATATTACGTAACTTTTCCCCTGCCATACCGATTAATTCATCAACATTAGAAGGAGTAGGTATTATTTGTTTAATTGGTGATTCAGTTCTTAATTGTGGAACAGGACGAGGATTAAGAGTGCCAGAAGAGCGAGATAGTTTACTCATATCATACCCAATACTAGCTAGTTTTCTTCTACTATCTTCCCCCATTGCTTTAATACGACTCATAGCACCAGGATTTAATACATCATGAATTGAACTATTTCCAGTTTTCATTGCATTAGCAATAATTTCATCAATTCCTAAATCTGGAGTTACTGACTTCTTCATGGGTGGAATTATTCTACCTAATCTCGTCATAGTTTTACCAGCACGTCCTACTGAAGGCATTCCCATAATAGTAGTAGCTAAACTTATAGGAGATGTCATTTCAGAGGCTACATCCCCAGCTCCTGTTATAGAACCCGCTAATAATCCTTTCAAATATCCACCTTTACCTTCAGGTGGGTCTATTTTATTTGCTAACTTACGTGAGACACGAGATGGAATATCAGATAATGGGGAAAGCCATTTAGTGAGAAGAGACGAACTAGGACTGACGCTGTCTCTCGGCATCTAATACATCCTGCTCTAATTCATCAATAGTTGTATCTGCTGATACACCAATTTTAGCTTCAGATGATTGAGGCTTAGGGGCTTCCCTCATTAGTTTGGCTTTATGCCTATCATTTTCTTCCAACATTTGTTGTCTTACTTTCCAAGGAGTATGCCTTGGTTTAATGGGAGTAATATTATCTGTTGCCGGTTCATTTGGAATATTTGGCTGCTCAAGTAATCTTGACAGTAATCTATGATTATCTTGCCTAAGTGAATCAACAGATATCTTGAGAGTTTCACAAGATTCACATACTCTTGGAGCCTTATACTCACGTTTGAGTTCAAGCCATTCTCTATACCAATTTAGTATAAACATTATCTTCCTCTATGAAATCTTCGCATCATTTTGGGTGTATTACCCTCTTCATTCTTTCTCATTGCAATATAGAACGCAGTCATGTTATCATTCTGAGCTAATCTAGCAAGTAGTTCCTGCTGTTTGACTACACGAGAGAATTCATCCTGCGCATCATTGAAATACGCTTCAGCACTATCAACCGCGTAGCGCAAATCATCATATGGGTCATCCCCAGGAAATTCTGCTACATCTTCAGCAGGTTTACCTTCAGAAGTATTCTTTGCGTATGAACAAGACTTAATAGCTTCAACCATTATTGGGCAACAGTTAGGATGACTTTCATGGTCGCCTTCTTCTGAACACTTGAAGATTTGCAACCTTGGAATATTAGTTTCCTCTTCTGGAGGGTCAAATAAACCTAGATAAGATTTGTATTCAATTAGCCCCTTATTCCTGAGAATCCACATTGCCTTCTCTTCGGAATAAATTGGCATCTCACTTGCTGGAATCGTAGGTCGTGGTTTCCAGCGCAAATACTCATGCAACATCATTTTCCCTGATACTCTACTACCAGGGGAATTATTACTTAATTCAATAGGTCTACCTAATGCAGTTTCAATCTGTTCTTGAATAGTGTGTTCTTGTCCTCTATCTTGTCCTGCTGACTTACAGAACTTGATAATACGAGGATTTTCTACTTCCGAATAATCCTTGATTACTGGTGCCCATTCTTCAATCTTAGTCTTGAGCCAGTAAAGTTCCCTGTAAAGATACAATCTCTTTGAAGGAGAGATAGCATAAAATCCTATATAGGTCATTGCGGTATAACCCCAATCACCTATAATCATTCTAGGCCACCATTCAGGAATATCGAATGGCTCTATTACGTGAAGTGCATTCTCGGGTTCAGATGGATAGCGTCTTTCCCTAAACTCATCAAATACTTGCCCTGCATAGGCATCCCAATCACCAAACTTCCTTGCTTTTCTTTCGGCTTCATTTGGTATGCCATCTAGTCTTGCTGCATATTCAGGGTCTGCATATGGATTATCAGAAATATTAGCATGGACATAGAAGCGTTTAATTCCACCCCTTCCAATGATAATCTTTCCTCCTTCAGGACAGGGAGTAACAAAACGTTTCTTACAGAATGTATGACCTATATTTCCTGGCATTCCTGCTGCGCGAATACATGCAGGTAAATATTGTGGGTCACTAGTTCTCACACGAGTAAAACCAATATAGATATAGATATACTCAGTATATGAAGTTAATTCATCAGGAGTATAAAGATTTATTTCCATTGTATCATACTTGTGAACATCATCCTCATGTTCACAATGACCTAGGAATATCATTGCTCCAGTTCTACTTCCAGAGCCACCAAATTCATCAGGTCTTGGGAATGTCCAAGCCATATCAGTCTTATTGAATATTGCACCGAATTTAGGATATAATTCACGACTGCGAGGAATAATTTCATTCTTCATTTCTTGATAAGTTCGCCGCATGAATACTTGTTTGAATTTGGGATTCTCGTGTAGTTTACGAACTATCCCATATACTAATAGAATATCAGACTTTCCGCTTCCATTTCCTCCACCAAAAAATCCTTCAAAGATAGACCACGGCAAAGACAGGAATAGTTCCTGCTTTTTTGTGGGCTTCCAGTCTCTTTTATCAAAACTCATTATCGTGGAGTTACTGTATACGTATTCCTGTTGGAACTGCTGGTGTTACGACGAACGCGAAAGCGAAAGGGATAGATTTGGGAGACTCCCCTGCAATATTACTAGCAGTAATTGTAATAGTATGATTACCAGGAGTGAAAGCGGGAATACTGACAGAACAAACAAATGGTGATGCTGAGCCAGTGCATGCAATACCAGCAAAATTAATACCAGTTGTTGAACCATCAGCATAGTATTTGTAAGTATAACCCTGTGCATCAGCAAGTGTAAGCGCGGCTTGGTCCCACGCGAACTTTTGATTTACACTTGCCTGATTCTGTGCAGATGCATTAATTATAAATAATAAGAGAAGTATAAGTGAAGTAATCGGAATTTTCATGTTAGATTCTCTTTGCGTTAATGATTGCTGCGTTCGCTGCTGTAGTGCAACGAATCCACGTAGCAGCACACTCGAAATTTTCATCATCATCCAATGTAACAGCAGTCCAAGTAGACTTGTCATTGGATGTTTCTACAGCACCCGCGCCTAATCCTTGAACATTGATTAGTAATCGCGAGCCCGGAACTGCAAATTCCTCATTAGTTACCATTACGTGTGGTCTACCAATGGGAATGGTTGTTGTAGCCATCTTTACTCCGCCTTTTTTTGTGTAAATAGCCTTCTATCAGTTCTTTCTTCGATTAGTGTAGCTAAACGTTTTAGCTCAGTAGTCATGCCGGTTAATATTTCAGACACTTCATGTAAATCAGTGCGAACATTTACACGCCAACGTTCTAATTCTTCAACTCTTGCTGCCAAATGTCCTGTCCTGTAAATTACATTGGCAAGAAAAATTGAGAAAGTTAATAATACACCAATAATTGCCCAAGTAATTGGAGCCATTATTCTTTTGCATACACTATTTCAAACGAATCTTCTTGTTTGAACTGTGGTGCATAGATGACAAAGGTAGGACCATTTCCTCCAGTTATCTCTCTATTAACTTCAGATTCCATCTGTTTGACAATACCAGCCATATTCCTTGCAATGGTTGAAAGGTCTACAGCTTTAGTATCTGTAAGTTTGTCAGTAGTTAATGCTCTTAATGCCTCGCGCAATTTGGTTCGCGCAGACTTAGAAATTCTTTCCTTAACAGAATTGATTATTGGTTGATTTGGTTTATCTTGATATGAAGTAGTTGATGTAGAGCCATTAGCATACGCACTTGCAGATGATGGTGATATACCGAAGCTCTTTGCCAATTGGACAGCTTCTTGTCGTCCATCAGTAATAGCAGTTTCGCCGATAATGTTTCGTAGTCCATTAGGAACTCCTATATTTCCTAATCCTCTTCCTCTTTGAATGTCTACTACTGAACCCTTTATTATTGGAACAGAATTTGATTTATCGCGAGGTCTTGAGAGAACTTCCTGTTCTAATTCAAATTCTGAATCACTCACTATTCCCATACTCATATGCTTCACCCAACCAGAGTAATTACCACCCAAGAATAGATTTGATATCAGCGTATGCTTTCCCCTGCTGCTGAGAATCCATCCCATTATTCTTGAGAGTTAATCTGATTGCTTCTAGTTTTATTGTGATAGAAGATTCACCAGCATATTCCTGCACTGGTGCTTTCTCATCTAGTGGTTTACCCTTACTTCTCAAAGACTCATTAAAAGCAATTGAATCTTCAATTCTCTTATCCATTCCAATCATTTCCTTCTTTATTTCTGGCACGTTAGTTAATTCAGTTTTTGGTTCAGAGAAAGTATCCTTTTCTCCTTCCGATACTATAGTAGAAACTACGAAAGGAGTTCCATCTGGACCGATTTCTATTGGCATTTTCTTTTCCTTTCTTTGTCTGCTTCAAAATGAAAAGAATTAAGCAGCCACAGTGATAGTCCAAGTATAACCAGACTTAGTAACAGTAACAGTATTCTGAACATTAATATCGAATTCATGAATAGTAGGCTTCATACTACCAACAGTTCCAGTTACGAACAACATGGAGTTGACAGTATCGATTCTAACTTCTGTCACATTCGTAATGACAATAGAAGTAGCAGTAAGGTTTGGCCCTACTTTTCCTGTGACAGTAACTGTGTCAGGCATACACTTCTCCTATAGTAATATTGTCCGGCATTTCAGTCGGACCCATCCACAGATATAGACTAGCATAGATTAAACTGAAAGTCAAATTTTCCATTAACTATAATATTCTACTAAATACAATATTCTACTAGATACAATATTGAGTATGTTACTACAAATATGGGACCCTATTCTGTCTAATAAATTTATCCACTATAGCAGTGATACAATACTCTGCAAGATTTGTGCCATGTATGGAACCAATACAGAGGGGTATAGGGGTATAGAGTCTCTTGGAGTCATATCAAGTCAGGTAGAGTCATACTATGTCATATCAGAATTTACATAGATTTAACACATGAACACTACCTATTGTAGCGAAAGAACAGCGAACACTAGTGTGTCGGATATTCGACTACACATGACGGGTTCTCGACAGGACTTAAGTCCTTTGTTTGCAATGAGTTAGGTATGAGTGTCTTACCATCCCCATGTCGGAAATCTGTCACAATATTGTGGGCCTGAGCGAAATTACTAGGGATTTTGAATAGTTTGAACCCCTCGCGAACTGGCACGCGCGATGCTTTAGTATAGGTCAACGGCGCGGGCAAGAAAAAAGCGCCAGACACGAAAAACGGTCTTGACAAACGGCGCGAACCATGATAGACTGTTTTTCATTGAAGGGCAATTCCGCCCTAGACTGAGGTGAAATGATGCAGATAAAAATCGGCAAGTTCAGTTTTGCAATCCCCGAGGGACATCCGCAGGCAGGGGAGAAAATCGAAAAGAGTTTCGATTATCAGGTTTGCGAAACTGAGGCGGAAGCAACAACTGTTATCGCTGACAAAAAGTGGTCAGTTGTTGGCATGGTCAACGACAATCTCAAGGCGAATGCACGCAGCAATGCGTATCAGGCAGCCTTGCTTCCGTATCGTCCGTCGGAAGTTTCACCCGAGGATATTCGCGAACGCATGATTCGCGATTACATCCGCCTGGGAGTTGCGGAAGATATCGCGCGCAAGCAAGTCGAGGCATTGCTTGCAGCTACGGCGTCAACTCAGTAACACATAATGTAAGGGGAAGGACTGAATATCCTTCCCCTTACATTACCTCTATTAAAAAAATAATAGTAATACCCACCTAATCTCTCGCAACAATCCATAATTTCACAATAATAGTCTCGCGTAAACGCGAAGTCTTAATGTTCTCGTGCTAGTTTTATTATCAATATATTATTCAAGTTAATAATAATAGTGTATTGATTTAATATACCCTCCCTCCCTCCCCCATTGATACCCACCCAACCAGTGTCCTGTTGCGATGACAAGAGCCGCAAGAAGGTGCTTTTCTTATTTTTTTTTTTTTTTTTTTTTTTTTTTTTTT